TTCATTTCAACGAACATAGTCCCCTCAGTCTGCCCTATCAAACTACTTATCCCTGTCTTATATATAGCATCAGCATTTCGTGTTACTGAAGCACTTGTAGGTTTGTTTATAAAACTTGTAGGGTAGTTTCCTATTTCTACTTGCACACCTGCAAAACGACCTGCTAAATTACCAAATATATAGCTTCTTGAACCACCTACTGAAGTAGCATTAGGAGTAGCAGTAAAAGAAATTCTATATATTTCGTTATTTATTTGAGTTGCAGAAGAACTGTTAATAGTCCAAACACCGCCAACATTATTACTTGTTATTGCTTTTGTTGTTTTATTTATATTGATAACTGCAAAAGCAACAGTAGGAAAAAAACCTAATAAATTGCAAGAAATTGTTGTGCCTGTACAATGAGTAAAATCAGTATAAAACGAACAAGTATATGTTGAATTTGCTTGAAATTCTAAATTTGTCAATATATGAGGAGAATCTCCATAAAGTACCCCATCTGTAACAACATTAAAAGTTGTTAGTCCTAAAATGCTTGTTGCTGATGTAACAGTTGCTGCTTGAAAATTACCTGTTCCACTTTCTATAAAATTACTTATATTACTCCTCTGCGGCTCTACCAACAAACTCGGACAGCTACCATTTGAGTAGTCAAGGCGGGGTACATTGTTAGCCATTGACTCAATAAGCCCTGCACTATTTACCCTTGTAGCAGTTGTTGCTCTTACAACAGTCATATCTCCTAACGTTGAGTTAGGAATAACTGAATATAACGTGCCTTCTTTATAAGCGTTTGGCGTTACTACTAAACTTGCACTATTTAATAAACTCATATTTTAAAAATTTAATGATTGAACTAAACAACTATCAGCTTCAAAAATTCCGCCGTCAGTTATTATTCGTGTTTCAAAAGTTGTTGTTATTCCGCCTTCGTTTCCAATAATTTCAGTATCTCCAAAATAACTATCTGCGTAAATAGAACCCCAACCAATTGTATTGTTGTACGCTCCTTGTCCCCAACCTATATCGTTGTTGTTTGCACCTTGCCCCCAACCGTTGTCATTTGCCATTTTCTATTTTTTTTAAATAAGTCTTCAACTTTATTATGTTGACTTCTTTCGGTTTGTAACTCTTTTTCATATATACCAGCCGGTGAAATTATTGTTAGTGTCAGGAAACATATCAGCGTTCGTGTTTGCGCTATATTCTGGAAACAAATTATTGTTAAATGAAATATAGTTTATAAAACGCTCCGTGTAATGTTGTGCTATTTGTGTTTCTTTTTCAATTAAAAAATCTACTTCGTTTTTTTCTACGTTTGTACTGTTTTCCGAATTGTGTTTATATACTCCTTTATTACTTATTGTGTAAGCTGCAAAAGGTAAATAATACTTCATCGCTAAATGAATAAGCATCGGCTTTAAATAAGTCGTTGTAAGCGTTAAATAATTACCCGACAACGTACTTGCTAATATGTCCGCTTTTATCTTGTCTAAGAGCTTCGTACCCGTGTAATTTTGCAAGTCAGTATCTTGTGCAATCTTTACAAATTGAATAAATTTATCAGTATCAACATTTCCGTTCAATGCTGTGAATTTTACTATGTCTTGTCTGGTAACTAAAAGTGCTTCTGCCATTAATTCTCTTTTTTATTTTTAGGTAAAAACCCTTTATTTGGCATATCAATTGGACGTGTTGAAACTAATTTTTCATTCGTTATTTTGTAGCCGTATTTTTCAGCTTTTGCACCTGCAATTTGTCTTGCTTTTGGACTATTAATATCAATGTTCGTTCCACTAAAACTTGCGTAAACTTGTTTATTCCAACGGTGATGACAATTGCCACCGCCTTTGTATAACCAAATTGAATACGTGTCTGCGCCTTTTGGTCCCCAACCTTCGTTTACAACTTGTGAACTCATTCTTATAATGTCTTCTTTTCTATATATCTTGTCAGCTAAAATCATTTGTGTACAAAATGCACGTCTGTTTTTAGTAAGTTCTCCAACGTATTTATAACGTGTAAAAAATTTAACTCCGTCTATGTTTTCGTCTTGTTCGCTTTTGCTATTTGGAAACGCTGAACCTGTTGAAACCAAGTTAACAATTTTACTTAACAAACTTTGTTTTGGCTCACTACTCAATAACTCGTTTTCTTCTTCGTCCGTATCGTAGTCAACTTCTTTTTCGTCTATTAATAACCATTCTGGGTTTACGTCTTCGCCTAAATCAATTAATGGGTTTGTATGTGCGCTTAATTCAGTTCCTGTTTCTTCAGCAACTTGTTCTTCGGTTTGTGCGTTTTCCAAGTCTGTAAATTCTAACGGCTGTAACGTTCTAAAAAACAATTTTAAACTTATTCCGTTAAACGCTAAAATGCTATCAAAAGCTTCAATGATTTCTTCTTGGAACGGTCTAATAACCATATTGTCAAAAAGTATGCTTGAATTTTTTAACTCATCTGCATTTGAACTAAAACCATTTGTTGAAGCTACGCCAAATAATAAAGGCGAAGTAACGTTGTGTCCTAACATTATTTTCTTTAAACATTCTTCGCTTAAATAAGTGTAATGTTCTGGAGCGTCATTCAATGGTATGTCGTCAACTGTTGTTTTGCTTTCTGAGTTGTTGTTAAACGCTACAATAACTTTTTGTCCGCGACTTCCTGTAAGTTTGTCAAGTACCTTGTTTGAAATAATATTTTGTTGTTCTTCTGTTGGAACTCCGTTATTAAAGTTGACAACCTTTGTTCCTGAAAATCCGTTTTGTACTTCGTTAATTAAATAATCGCCTATTTCTTCTTCCAATAAACAATATGGTAAACAACCTTGATAGTCAACATAAGAATAATATTTCATACCTACCGCATAAGGTTTAGAAAATAATATTTCTACTTTGTCTTTACTGCTACCAAAAGCCGAATAACGAACAGGTGCATATTTTTTAACGTCAGTCCAATCGTCAGAATAATAGTAACCGTTTATTTTTCCTTCTTTGTCGCATTTTTCTGCTCGTAAAAGATTAACGGGAATATGATACGCTTTTAATATTTTGTCGTGCTTGTCGTTATAATGAACTTGAACTGCAAATTGCCCTAATAACTTCCTGTCTAAAACAATTTTTCTTATATCGTCTTTATGTAGTAACGACATAAATTGTGCGTACTCATTTGGCTTTTTAGAAGCGTCTAACGCACTTAAACCTTTTCCGTATATCAACCTTGCAATGTTGTTTATTATTGCGTTGTTGGTCGTTGAATTTGTAAATCGGTCTATAAGGTAAGCATAAAAATTATTGTCGTCGCCGTATTCAACCCAATTTTCGCGGTTTGCTTCTTGGATTGTTGGCGTTGTGTACGAACTTAAATTTAAAACGTGTAGATTATTCATATACTATAAAATCATTTGTTGTTGAGTTAGAAACATATTGATTATTGTTAACCGAAAATGTAACTAAATTTTGAGCTGTGCAAAATATTTTGTCTTTGTAAATTATGTTTGTGCCTACTCTTAAAACTAAATTGTAAAAATGTCCTTCTATTAAACCAAAGGTTGCTGTAATCGTGTTTATATAGTCTCCAACCGTACTGGAAGTTATCGCAACCGCTACCGTTATGTTTGTTTGGTCGTCTGTTAATTCCATAACATTAAACGTGTTATCTCGTGGAATAAAATTAAACGTCTGCGGACTTGTTGAAGGTGTTAAGACTATCATATTTATATAATTAAAAATTCGTGTTTTTGTTCTTTTTTTAAGACAAAAAAAAAGCCGAACTATGAAGAACGGCTTTAAAAATAAGTTTTTTAATTTTAGTTAGGGTCAACTGTTGCTGCTGTGAAACAACTACTAACCAATAAAGCATCTGTGTAAGGTGCTGTAACCGACAAGTGATTTGCTGGTATTGGCTCCATTCCTACAAGTGTCATTGTGTAACCGTTTAAGTCACCCATTGCAGTACCATTTGAAATTAGTCCAGTTGTTACGTCCATTCCGTGATTAAGACCTGCTATAAAGAAATTGTTAGCGTTTGTCTTAATTACAACGTGAGGTCTTCCCCAAGCAAGTAATTTCATTTGTTTTGTAGTTGTTGCGTCTAAACCTTTGATTGTAAAAGTCAAAGTTTGTTCAACAAATGTAGTTCCGTTTTCTCTTGAACTTGTTATAGTTTGCTCAAAAGAATTTGCGCCTTTCAAATCATATTTGAAAAGTGTTGTAACTCCTGCAATACTATCAATTTCGTCTTCTAAATCTACTGTTGCGTTATAGGTAATTGCACCCATTGTACCGTAGTTAATAAAGTAAATTGACTTTATACCGCCTACAAACTCTTTACAAACTTCTTCGCGACCGTGTGTTAATAAACAAGCCATTTTGTTTTTGTTTTTTAATGTGAATAATTTAAAGCGCAGTTACCCGCGCTTTTTATTTAATGTTATACTCCGTAAAGAACTACGTCTGAACCGATACCGTGTTGAACCGCTCCGTTGTAACGCATAACTACACGTACATTTTGTGAACCGTCGATGTCAGCCATATCAATTACTTTAACAAGTGACTTGTCGCTTAAAAGACCACAACCGAAATACAAGTTGTCAACTGTTGTTGCAACCATATTGTATTGACCAAGTCCGTTAGCCATAAAAATTGGAATACCGTCGAAAGAAAGACTTCCGTTTGTGTACCATTGTGTTCCTTGATTGTTTGTTCCGTTTGCGCCTAAACCTGAAGCACCAAAACCACCCAATGCACGAACGTACAATTTAGTAATTTTTTGTGAAAGATATAATCTTAAACCTTCTTGTCCGTAAAGTGCTGCTGGAATTAAATCAACCATTCTACCAATTTCGCCAATTACGTTTGTTGCGTCCAAAGTTGTTGTCAAAGGAGATGAAACGTCAATAACGTCACCGTCTGCTAAAAACAAAGTTTTAAAACCGTCAAACTCACCTGCTGTTGCGTTAGTACCACCCCAAATTGTAGTTTCTAATTTAGCTGCAACTTTCGCTGAAACGTGTGCAATTAAGAAATCTGAAAAAGACTTTGGCAAAGACTTAAATGAAGAATAACCCATTTCGGCTACTTGCCAAGTTTTCTCTAAATCTGCTTTACAAAGTTGAATGTTTACTTGAAATTCTTCTGTTGTTAATACTCTTTCTGTAAGTGTTACAGTTCCAGAAGCTTCAAAATCACAAGAAGCGTTTGCTACTATGTTTCCTGTTGCTACTTTTTGTAAAACTTGTTTGTAAGCAACGTTTGGAAGTATTGTTACTCCGCCTTGCTCTAATGTTGGTGCAGACAATAAAGCTGCTGCTAAATACTTACCCGCGAATTCTCCCGCGTAAGTTGTTCCTGTTGTTACCGGATTTGGCATTTTTTAAAATTTTAAATTGTTAATACTTATTTGTTTAATTTCTCGATGATTGTGTCCATTAATGTTTTTGGTCTTTTATTTCCAAATTGCATATGGTCAACTTCATTCGTGTTTTCTGGGTTAAATGAAATTGGCGTGATGTCTGCAAGTTCGGTTACCTCGTTTGTAACTTCTTCAACTTTCGACAAACTTTCTAATTTCGCTTTTAACTCAATATTTTCGTTTGTTAATTTTTCTATTTCTGCAAAAAATGTTTCTTTAACAATGCTCTCGATTGTTTTCTTTGCGCTTGGTGTTGCTTCTGCTTCAACCTCAACTTCTACTTCTGGAGCTTCTTCTTCAACAACTTCTTCTTCAGTTGCAACTTCTTTAATTTCAGAAATAATACCTTCTTCAATTACTATTAAAATACGTCCGTCTTCCATTTCATATTCTCCAATTGGAACTGGTATTTTTTGTTCGTCTTCAGTTACGATAAAAACTTCTTTGTCCATTTCAAAAGCATCTGCTTCAAAAATTGTTATTCCGTCCATTAACTTCATTGTTTCCAATTTTACTTCCATTCCAAGTAAAGTTTTGATTTGATTAATTACGCTTGTTTTCATATTTCGTGTTTTGTTTTGTTTTTATAATTTTTATATTGACCGTAATGCTGTATCTATTTGTTGTGAAACTTTGCCAACAATTCCGCCAAAATCTTTAGCTTCTTCACCCCTTACTCTAAACAATTTTTCCGCGTCGGCTATTCCTAATTCTTTTGCTTTATTAGCAGCGTCAATAGATATACTTAATGCTTTTTGATAATCAACTGTTAACGCTAATAATTGTTCTGATACTTTTAAACCTTGTGTAATTAAAGTTCTTTGTTTAGCTAAAGCACCATCTAATATTTTATCAATATCGTTTATTAAAGCTAACTCTACTTTTTGACTTGCTAATTCCGTTTTATCGGACAACCTATCGTAAACGTTTTGTAGTGTGTTCATATATGTATAATTTAATTGTTTATTATTTGTTGTATTTTTAAATTAGATTGCGCCTATTCCTTGCGCTTGTAAACTGCCGTCACAACATTTTATTGAGTACGTTTTTCCGTCTTTACATAGGCAACCACGTTGACCGCCTTTTGGACTTGTTTTGGCTTGTGCTACTTGTTTTGTTATTTTCTTACTCATCGTCCTTGTCGTGTATAAGTTTTTGTATAATTTTTACTTGACTTTAATTTGCTATTTCGTGTTTTTGCGTGAACTCCTGCACGTTTTACTTTCGGTTTTTTAAGATGAACTTTAACGTTAGTTTGCTTCGCCATTTACTAAAATTATTTAATGTGTTTAAACTTTAA